CCACGCAAAGCAAAGCTAGACTATATAGGAGCACTCCTAATTATAGCGGCTATAGCCCTAATAATAAGCGCAGCAATAACAGGTAGTGAACACGAATTGACAAGGGCATATATAACGGTTCTTGCATATATGATCCACACAAGGTAGACAGAAACAAAACCAACCCAATTAAGCCTAGTTAAACGCTAGGCTTTTTTATTGCCCTAAATTAAAAGCTAGAAGACTCTAACAATATAAGTTAGACTACTCTAACAATACCTATTCAACTGGGCTGCATAGCTAACAACCCCCAAAGAAAACGCTGAAAGCCTCTATATGACTGCATTACAGCCTATTTTAGGCACTATCTACAGGGCTTTGATAGGTAGGTATCGGATCCGGCTAGAGTGCTTTAAACGGGCTTATTTGAGGTGATGTAACCCTGGTGTATCTTGTGTCACAGAAATGTCATAAAAGGGGGACCCTGTGTCATCTTTGTGTCAGGGTTGTGGGTACTAACTCATATATTTTTTCAGTTTTGTTCTTAGGGCGTTTGTGTGCGTGTCCATTCATTGGAGGGTTGAGTGTACGGATCATTAGTTCCTCTTGTTGTTCTAGTTCTTCTCTAGTCATGTTAGAGCAGTCGAATGTGAGGAAGTATTGGAAATCTAGGTTGTCGTTGTTGTAGTGTTCTCTTAGCCTTCTCTGTAGGTTATCTGTTATTCCTATGTATAGTAGGTTGTCTTTGTCGAATAGGTGGTACATCCCTCTCGTTGCCGGGGCGAGGTAATATGACCTGTAACAGGCTCTTACGGGGTGTCCTATAGTATTTCCGTTATGTATATACGGTTTACTGCGATAGGCTACTGCAAAATACTTGTACTCTATTATGAAGTCGCTGACCATTATGTTTCCAATTTTTTACTTAGGTGGGTTATATGCCTTCGCTCATAGTTCTTCTCCTGTTAGTGCGAAGTATAGGTTTTGAAGTTGGTGGACGTATTTACAAGACACGTGAGACGCACCCGAAATCCAACAGCCGCTATTGTGTAGATAGAGTGTTTTGCTGTCCGCCCTTTGGAAAACCGAAGTTCCATCATGGAGAGCGTTAATCACCTTAAACCCAAACCGCTTTAGCCATTCTTCGGTGAGGGGGATGGGATGCCAAAACTCAGATGCCCCGTATATCAAATCGTGCATTTCTTTCTCTAATATTTGGATGTCCTTGTCTGCTTTGCCTACAAACTTCTCTGTCACCCAATTCCCTATACGTAATTCTTCTGCTCTCATTGCTGTATTAGTTTTAGTGCCTTTCGCAATGCTTGCGCGATATTGCGCGGGGCTGAGTCATCCTAATCATCAGCGTGTGCTTCAACTATATCCACTCTCCGCTTTAACTCTGCCTCGAAGAAGTCTGCTAAATCCTCTATCATGCCGTTTATGTTAGACTCGCCTATTGCTCCTGAGTGAATAAATGCAGAATGCCTTGTTCTCGTAAACAATTCCGTTGTTCATGATAATGCCATTAAGATCAATGCCCAAATTGTCAGCCCTAGGATAATCCATAGAGCCATTTCCTTGTTGTTTCTTTTATTGCTCATAGTTCGTTTGCTTTGTGTAGTTCTTCATTCCAAGCCAATATCGCCTTCATAGGCGTATCGCCAAATCCTACCACTCCTTCTTGGATATTCTCTCCCAACAGAACACACCACTGATTCCCGTCTTTGTGTATCTTAGGCTTTAGTGTAGAGAAGGGTATCAACTTTTGCTCCAAAGCTAGGTTGTTCATGCGTTCCTTTTGTTCGACGATTAGGTTGGTCATGCGCTCTTGGTGGTACATATCGTCTTGAAAACTTGTGTCGTTCATAAATGTTTTCTCTTGTTCTGTCATAGTCCTTCGTTTATTTGTCGGATTCGCTCCTGGCATACGTGTATGATCTTCTCGTAGTCCTCTTTGCGCGACTGAGACTTCTTATTCCTCAATACCCGCTTGACAATATCCGCATCCCAAGGGTTCAGTTTGTACTCAAGCCAAATATCCCAAGGTTGTATGCTATGCTCGGAGTAGTCTGAGTCTCCTACGCTGTAGCTGCGAATATCGTCAATAGGTTGTGCTTCTTCTAGTTTCATATCTCTTCATATTGCTCTCGTTGTCCTCTAATTACCCACCCACCGATAAAGCCGATGGCTATGAGTGTCATGTATGTTGTGAATAGTGCTGTCATAGGTGTTTTTTATAGTAAGTGGATATATCTGTCACAACTTTCGGGATCTGCTCATATATACGCTCTAAAGTAGGTTTAGAGACATCCTGAGGTATCTTTATGACCTCATCCCCGACCCTCAATGGCTGATATCGGTACGGATTACCTACTCTACGTATAAATTCTACCCACGAATCCGTCACTTCTATACCCTCTTGTTGCAAAGCTAGGGCATATATCTGACATTGCCAATAATTTTCGTCAGAATATTGCAATTCTTTGTTCTTTCCTCCGGTTTTGTAGTCGATTATCGTGTTATAGTCAGTTGTGTCGATGTATCCCTTCACATAGAAGTCATCGTACTCTAGCCTGATCTCAACCTCGAAATCATCTAACCTTGTCACAGAACTGAGCGTATTCTGCTCTGAGAGGCTAAATTCGGACAGATCGCCTGTCTCTAGGGCTTCCCCTACCTTTTGACCGAAATCAGTCCATATATTGCCCTCAAACGGCTCTCCGTCTATGTAACGTGCCTTATACTCCTCCGGGCTGCGCTTAAATAACGCAAGTTGGGAGTAACTAACATACGGAATGCCGTCCTTATCTTTTTTGGGTAGGATCATATACCAATTCGGTCTAGGATTTCTTGCTTGGCTTTCTCGAACCGCATAACGTACTCTGCCAAATCCACTTCCCCGTCCAGGTGGACAGATTTTAGCTTACAGATACGCATTACTGCCGAACTGAGCTTAGAATGGTATGTGTGGTATACGGGTCTAACTTCCCCTTTGTCTTTCCCGGACTTAATAACCGTTTCGGTGCATACCGTGTAGTTATAATCGTCCAACCGTATATGATACGGCTCTAGTGATTTGTCTCTGATTACATTCATGATATAAGTGTTTGCTCTACTTGAAATTGCCACGCCACGATGTCATTCATCAATGCTTGGCATCTGATCCGCACAGGTACAGGAATGTCCTCTTCTGTCTGCGCGAGTTCGCACACCAACGCTCTTGCGCGGGTGCTGACATCGTCTTTAAGCTCCTCTAGAGCCTCGATGTCTTGATATAGTTCTTGATGTTTGTCCATTATAGTTCTTTCTCCATTTGTAGGTGTAAATCCCTTGATTGTTGCTTGAGTTCTTCTAACTCTCGCTCTAGTATCGCGATTCTGCGACAAATTCTATCATACTCATCGCAAAGCGTTTGTAACTTACTAATCATAAGCTCAAAGATAATCAAAGAATAACAAAATTGCACTATATTTGTGATAATGACAAAGAAATGACAATAGAAGAGTTTGCGAATAGCGGAATGGTTGAACGCTGCTGTGAGATCTTATCTGCTGATGAAGATGTCGCGCAGGAGGTACACCTATCCATACTAGAGAAATGCTTAAATAACGGCTCAGAATGGCTATCTCAGCCTTGGTTGGAGGGATATGTATACCGAATGTGTAGGAACATGGCTTACAACCTATCATCTCCACTCAACGTCAAGAGACGGGTAAGGTTGCTAGAGGATCAGGATGCCGTTATGCAAGACACCATAGATGACCTAGAGTGCATCTCGGATAGGCTAGATGACCAAATTCTTCTTGCCGATGTTATGGAGTTCATAGATAAGCGAGTACCCGGAGAGCCTGGTTGGTATGAGAGAGCGATATTTTGGGGCTGGTTAGAGGCGGGTTCTTATCGCAGCTTAGAGAAGGATATTATAGACCGAACAGGACATCGAATCAGCTATCAGAGCATTAGTGTGGTTGTTCGGGAGTTCATTAAAGAATTGGAAACATCATGGCTACCCTCTAAGGGGTGGCGTAGAGTTAATGATAAATGGGTAAAAAGAAACTTAACGTATTAGTCACCTTTCAAGGATATGGTGGCGTTCAACGGCATCGCATCCACGATCCGTTTCAGCACTTGTCTCAGTTCGTGAATGTGCAACACACTCCGAGCCTAGACAACCTTAATGATGAGTCTGTCAAGATGCTTGAGGCGTTTGACGTAGTAGTGTTCAATAGGAACATCTCAAATCTACATCAGCCTGACCAAGTATTTCACATGCTCAAGAAAGCGGGAATCAAGATTGTAATGGACATAGATGACTATTGGTTATTGCCGAAGCACCATGTCGCTTACGAGACGTATCAGAAGACAAACCTCACCAACGCGATGTTGGGGCAACTTCGTCACGCAGATGTTATTTGGGTTACACACGAGAGACTAGGTAGGGCTGTGAACGAATACAACCCTAATTGGGTGATTGTGCCTAACGCGATAGATCCAGCTATGTTTCCTAGTGAGCGAAACTACTACACAGATAAGGCGTTTTACCAAGGCTCTGTAACACATAGGAGAGACTTGCAGTTGATTAAGGATCTGCCTATTACTATTTGTGGGAACGTAGATGCCGACCCCGAGTGGAAGAAGATACGCAAGATGATGCCTAATGCTAAATGGGAGGATGCTAGAGATGCTAGTAGCTACCACGAACTATATTGGGATAAGGGTATTTGTGTGATTCCGCTACTCAAGAACAAGTTTAACGTAATGAAGTCTAACTTGAAGATGATTGAGGCAGGATGGTATAAGAAGCCTGTTATCGTTACCGCGACACACCCGTATACTCCATTCGCCAAGCATAAACACAATGCGCTGCTGGTAAAGAAAGGAGACTATGCACGTAAACTCAAGACACTACAGCAGAGTATGCAGTTCCAAGACGATCTGCGCTTTCAACTACACGAGGACATCCTCGCTCATCACATGATGGACGATGTAAATAAAATCAGACTACAATCATTAGAATCATTATGTCAGTAAGAAAGATCCTACACAATCGTAGAAAGAGACACGACCCGAACTATGTTCCGGTTAAAAATGAAACCCGTAAGCGAGTACGACTATCCGTGGAAGAGGGTGCAGGGTGGCAAGGAACAGACGAAGAAGT